CCTTTATTTGATGAATTGTAACCATTCTTGATACCTTACGTTGAAGTCCTGCTTCTTACGCTTATTTACTAATTCGTAAAAGTCAGGCTTGTAAGGTTTGATTCTTGGTTTCCATCCTTTAGTCTTATCACTCTTGTTTGAGTTACAAGGTGCGCAAGCAGTAGTACAGTTTTCCCATACACTCTTACCGCCCTTTGAAACAGGCATAACATGGTCTAATGTTGATTCGCTACGGCTAACATAATCTCCGCAGTATTGGCATTGTCCATTATCTCTAAGGTAAACATTACTACGACTGAAACGAACTGTAACTTTAGGTTTCATGTATTCGCGTAGCATCATAACACTAGGTACAGGAGTTTCCCAAGTAGCAGAGTGTACGATCCAATTGTCGTGCCAGAATAAAACATCGGCCTTGTCTAAGACCATGTATTTGATCGCATCTTCCCAAGTTAGGGTACTTAACGGCATATATGACACTGGATTGCCGTCAGCGTTAAGTAGCAGAGTATCTGCCATTTTGATTACCTCTTTTGATTGTGTTACAGACCCAACCTATGAAGTATATATTATACGCTCATACTGTATTTAAGTCAAGTTCGATTACAGTAATATGTTTTGGGCGAATTCTTGAGCACTTTGATCAAGGGCTTTGCACCATTGATCCTTTTGATCCGATTCAAACACTAGGTCCAATTCGGCAGTGCTAGTACACCAGCTGTGTTCGTGTTTCCAAGGAGCTATACCATTCATTTCGTTTGATAATTGCCCAGGGCCCCAACCGCATAATCCTAAAAACATTCGCCAATATTTTGGATGATCCCCAATACTCAATCTGGGTATGATATCATCCGCACTACTCAAACTAAAATTTTCATTTACTCTAAGTGTGTTCTTACTTTTCCATTCATTGCTGTGTAAGAAACTAAGACTTTGTGGACTGAGCGGACCGCCTTGATAAACGTAACCTGGAACATCTAATGGAATGCCGACTTGCAAACCAAAATCGTTTATAGTCATCGAAGTTCGTTTGTTTAAAACAAGACCCACAGTACCTTGGTTGTGATGTTCTGTTACCATGATAACAGTCTTATACCAAAAGTTTCCTTTAACAGCAGGAGGAGCGATTAATAAATTACCTACAATATTCATGTAGGTATTTAGTTATGCGAATCGTGCCACAGATTGTTTTACGTCTGCAATAGTGATAGAGCCATCTTTGTTTCGATCTAGCCCTTTATTTTGATCATAAACTTTGCCACTAAAACCTGGAGCGCCGCTTTGTCCTAGAACTGTGCTGTCATCATAGCCAACATATTTAGGCATAAACACTGCCATATATAAATCGCCTAGCTGGCCATTACCAACACCTGTCATTTTAAAATACTTGTAGACATAATCTAATTGTTGTACGCCATCCATTTTAAACAAGTCATCTGTAGTTGTTCCAAGTCTACGTGCAGTATCAGGCATAAATTGAATAAGTCCTGTTGCTCCACTTGGATTGCGAGCTTGTGGATTAACTCCTGACTCTTGTTTAAAAATTGCCATTAAGTCACTAGACTTAACACCTAATGCGTTTGCTACTTTTTCTAGTTTCTTTTTAAAATCTGGATCTTGAATAGTTGTTGTATCTATTTTTTGTGCATCCACACTGTCTGGACGAGATAGCACATCTTTATACTTGGCGGCAATGTCTGGAAATTGATCTGCGGCACGACGTGTGTATGTGCCTAAGCGACCGTCTACACCATCATTCTTAGGACCAAAGTTTCCTAAATTAGCACCTTTTGCTTTTAGTTCTTGTTGTAAAGCCATTACATCTTTATCAACTGCTTCGTTAATGATTTCGTAAACTTTCATTTTTGACCTTTACGTGTTCCATAATCTGGTAATGGGCCGCCGTATTTCTTTCCTTTGATCTTTTTGCCGCCAACTGTAACACGCACTTTAGATTGTCCGTGTCCTATTAAATGGCTCTTTTCGCCATCGCGAGCTCTGTAGCCTTGGCTTTTACAACTAGCTAGTTGACTGGCACCTAGATCGGCATCGGGTCTGCCGCTTACACATAAACTACGTGGTGCTTTACCGTGTTCTGGAATAAATTCGCTTGCTTTCATAGTTTAGTATTTATGTTACTTTAAACTCTTTGCAAATGCATCCAAATCGTCAAATATCAGTGTCTTTTCTTTGATTTTCTTGTAGGCCCATCTATTAAGTTCTTGTTCTGTTTCTTTACCTTTGCCTGTACGCACTAATACTGGACGAGCGCCAATATTCATTGCGGCTTTTAAGTCCTTGATAGTATGCCCTACATAATAACCTTTGTTAAACACAATGTCTTTACATTGTTCCTGACACCGTTTAAACATACCTGTATTAGGTTTAACGAATGGGTCTTGTTTGTTTATACCTATACTATAATACATTCCATCAATATCGCTACATCCTGCATTACCTAGCTGTGTCATTAGTTCAACATTAACTGCTTCAACATCTTCTTTGGTCATTACACCCGATTCAACTCCTCGTTGATCAGTTATAATGGCAATTTTATATCCTTTGTTTCGTAACTGTGCAACTGCTTCAAAGCTACCTTTAATTGCTTTGAAATCTTCTGGACGTCTACAATGTTCTATCCATTCGTTTAGTACACCATCTCGTTCTAAACCAATTACACATTTAGTTCTATATTCACCGCCGGACCATACAATATTTGTCATGTTTGTTTTAACCATTCATATACGTTTAACCACTTACGTTTGCCTATTGTTTCCTTTAGGTGTGTTAAATCTGCTCGAGTTCTATGTCTAAATCGAGTTTTTTCTATTTCAGGTACCGGCACAAACTCGATAGCCACACCTTCTTGTTCTGCTATTTCTTCTGCAATATCTAAGAAACTATGAGCAAGTCCTGCTCCGCAATTCCAAATCCCTGAACCATTGACTGTCTTAATAAAGTCTATGTGTAAGCGACAAACATCGCCTACCCAAGTCCAATCACGTTTGATATTTTTAGCATTTTCCCAAACAGTAATCTTGCCTTCTTTACGAGCTTGCTCTTGCCATTTAACAATAGCATTGCTTCGTTTACCGCGTAGGTGCATCCATTTGCCGTAAACATTGAAGTAACGGAATCCTTGTACGTATATCTTTACATCTTGTTGCGTCCACCAACGGTCAAACAAATACTTACTCCATGCATAAGGAGTTTGTGGATGGCAGGGTGCTAGTTCACTAAAATCTTTAGTGTCACCGTATACTGAACTAGAACTTGCATATTGAAGATTAACTCCGTGCAAGTTACACTCATTAAATAGCCACTGGCTAAATTCTAAATTTTGTTTTAAAATTTGCTCTACGTCGGTGCAACTCATATCGGCAATAGCACCTAAATGTATTACCCAATCAAATGAACTGACATCCGGCCTTTCGGTCGGATGCCAATCGTAGCCTTCGACATGCCAGCCATCTTCTTGTTGAAGCCAGCCAATCATGTTTCTTGCAATAAATCCTTCAGAGCCTGTTACAAGTATCTTCATGAAGATATTTAATCATTACTTTCAGTTATAGTGTTTCTTCCTGAAAGGTAATGACCTTCTAATATAGTTGTATCGGAATGACAATTTTTACAAAGCGTTTCCAAATTGTCAGGATGATTATTGTCATGATTACCATCTTTGTGGTTAACATCCAATTTATTCCTACACAGCCTATTAAACAAGTCTGGATCACTATCTTTTAAATGGTAATGTTTCCAATTCTTATCTTCACTAGGATTAAATCCGCAACAATCGCAATAAGGTTTTCTGTATGCTTGGTACAATTCAGTGCCAGCATATCCTCCGTATTCCGATTGATACAGTTGATGATCTCTGCAAAACTTTTCAGATCCTGGGCCAAGTACATGACTTAAAGGTTTTCCGCAAAAAGGAACACAGCAACATTTGCCGTGCTCCTTCTTAAGTTGTGCAGGGGATTTGAGTTTGTCCCACTTGCCTTCACGCATGATTACACCAAGTCACTTGCTAGTGGCCAGAAAGAACTCTTGCTATCTGATGCAGGAACTTTCTTTGTCATACTCTTATCTAATTGTGCAATTAGATATGGGAAGCCATGTACAGGTTCTTTGTTGAACCTTGGAGTAGGAACGTTAATTCCCAACGATGCCGCATGTGCAGTACTTTGAGTATGCCAATTACCGTATGCGTTGCTAGCCTTGATCCAAAACTTACCCATCGGACTAAAGTCACAATTCCAATGTGTGTAGATTGTTTGGAAAAGCTCTGACACATAACCTGTATCAACTGCAATTCCTTCAATACGACAACGATCAAAGTAATGTGCCATCATTACCATTTCTTTTTCTTCTACAGGGCGTTGCAATTTTGTAGCAAGAGCAAGGTATTGTGCAAGGTACTTGACTGATTCTGGTTGCAGTTTATTAATTTCTTGCAAACGAGTGATAGCACCTGCTTCATCGTGATCATTAAACTTCTTAGCTGTAACAAACAATCCGGCTTGTTCAATGTATTGTTGTTTGATTTCAGTAGCAATCCAAGTTGGATTAGTTGCACCATCAATGCGTACACCAAATACCATTTGTTCCCAAAGATCAATCATTTCCAACATCTTCTTGCCTTCTTTCGAATTCAAGCTGATAAAGTTAGCTCGCATCTCAGCTTTAAGGTCGCTTTGATATAAGTTAATTGGAATTATAACTGTATCTGGATCTTCATCCAAAAGTTGCGTTGCAATGAGCCATAGTAATACTATAGTATGCTGTCCGTCCCAAGCCAAAAAATGATCTTTGCCTTTGGTTGGGCGATATACTTGGATTGGCACAACCATTGTGCTCATAAATTGATTGAGCAAAGTTAATACCCAAAAGATATCTAGTTGGCGTTGCATTGTGCCATCGATACCAACTTGATTCATTGCTACTTGTTTTGCTTCTGCCAATTTCAAATCTGCCCACTTTTTCAATCCAGGATTGCGTCTGCGGAATTCTGCTTTGGCTTGTTCCAATGTTGCGTCAACGATTGCTTGATTCATTGGACTCATCGCATTATATGTTTCGTCCCATCGTTGCTTAAGAGTACGAACATGACTTGCGTTACTGTTGTAACGAGCGTTTTTGATTGCGGCGGCCGTTTTAGTAGCCGTCATTAGGTTTTGTAGATTCATCATTTTTCGTCCTTTCGATTTTGATGATTTGCTGTACAACTGCGTACAGTATATGTATTATACTGCCGAAAGGACTACTGGTCAAGTCTATTATTCTGGTTTAGCGTGGAATCTACTCAAAAATGCTTCCAAACGACAGGTATATTCTTGTAGTGTTGTTTTATTACGATACTTGATCCAAGTATCTGGTTCTTCGTTTGGATTATATGTAGCTAACACTTCCATTGTTATCGACATATCACTACTAGTGTATTCTTTTGCTACTTTCATATCATATTCCCCGGATCTGCTTGTTCAATAATATCTAGTTGTTCCCATACATACTTTAGTAACTCTTTGCCCACTGCTGGGTCCATAGTCATTAATAAAGTAATGCGACTGAGCAACATACCTGATATGTTATGTGCTTCAAATGTGCCTTCATACTTTAAAATTAAAGTATCTAGGTCTTTTATAAAATCTTCTATGTCTTGATCTGTATGATTCATTAATATACCTTATCGATTAAAATGTTAAAAGCCAAACTAATTCTATCATTAGTAGTTTCGTTAAAACGAACACCATGCTCTAAATAGCCCGGCCATAGGACCATCTTGCCAACTTCGGGTTTAACGCTGTTATATGCAGAAATATTTCTACAAATATAACTGTGTCGCACTAATTGGTTAGGTGTATTAAAATATAAATCGCCATCATTGCTGTTAGTTTTAATCCAGTAAGTTCCGGCTATATCAACTCCGCCATGTGTATGCGGACGGGCATATTCTTGTTCTTTTGTTAACGTAAGCCAACTTGAAACTATTTTAAAGTTTATGTTAGGATCTAACCCTAAACCACTAATATACTGTTTTACATGAATTGCAATTTGCTCATGCGCTATTTGACAAGAGTGGTCATCTAATAGATTTCCACTAAATGTTGGGTCGGTTACACTATGCTCATCTCTTTGCCAAAAACTACCTTTGGAAAATGTTTCCTTGTTGAAAACATCTATCAGTTCAGATTGTAATGTAGCTAGGTCGTTACCTTGAATTCTAGTAGTGTATACTGGTACAGGAAACCATGCTTCTATCATTGTAGTATCATCCTAATTAATCCTACACTATCAATACTTACAAGCAGGATGTAGTTAGCCAACATCCCAAACGATTTCCTAGTATAACTAGCCCAAGCGTACATACTGCAACCAGAAATCCAAATGGGATACAGAATAGGAAGCGGAGGAGTGGGTACAGTGACCGCCATCGTAATACTACAGCCAATGCTGATAGCCCAAGCCATAAGCTCAACGCAAAAACGAAAAGGGTGAGTGCGGTAATCATCTCGTATCCAATCAAGTGTGGGTTTTAAAATTAAATCTATCATATACTATTTTAGCATATCTTGAAGCGAAAGTCGTTAAAAAAGGCTACCTGAGTAGCCTTTAGTTTAACCTAGTTTAATATTAAACTAAACCTAGTGCCATTGCTTTGTAACCTGCGGCTACCAAAGCACGACTTGGTTTTCCAATAACGTATTCAGTAACAGTAACACCATTACCAGCTGTACGCTTGTTGGCATAAACTGCATAGCCTGATTGGCGGATGCGGCTTACTTCAGCACTGATGTTTTTGATACCAAAACGATGTTGAGCTTGTGATGCTGTAACAGCTTCACCATTGTACATTGCGTTGAATAGTTTGTAAGTTTTTGTCTCTGGATTAAAAAATTTCATTTAAGTTTCCTCTATAGATTATGCTGAAATTTATCAGCTGTATCTATTATAACAAAGTACACACTTATATTCAAGCTGTTTGAGTATCTTTCTTTAATTCAGGATGCCAAAATGTCTTGCCTGGAAATCGTTGTCTGGCTATTCTAGCGGCCTGTTCTATATCATGTGCTTGGGATAGGAACTCTCCAGTTAACTTGTTATAAGCATAGATATAACCATTAACTTTTTCAATTTCCAAAGGAATAGCATTTTCAGGAACATTTACATCTTCAAGTGTCTCAGCGTCATTGATTAGTTTGAGCTTGTCAATAAGAGCTTTCATTCCTTCTGGATCTCTTAACAAGTTTTCCATAATTTGGTAGGCTTTCATATGTCCGCCTATCGCATGTCCAATCCAATATGCAACTGAAACTCCTACTATCCACATTATCCATGTATCCATAATGATCTCCGGTTAAGTTATTTACGATCAATTAGTCTTTAAGTGTTTCTAACATAGCAATTTTGGCAATTTTAGCACCAAAATCCTCTTCTTTGCCAATAATATAGATATCGTGTAAGTGTCGATCCTTTTGACGATCATAACGACTAAACTCTACAACCTTGCCACCAATAGCATTGTATATCTTAAACTGTAGTGTAGGATCACTGTTAACATCACGACCAGCACTTATACTATTGCTTGCAAGTTTAATATTTGTATCAAGTTGGATAGCTTCGTCATTATCCAGCCACTGACGGATTCTGCGTTTTAACCAATTCATTGTAGTGTCCTTGTTGGCGGTTCATCACCGTCTCCATCTAATCGATGTAAAGCATTTAAAATTTTCTCAGCAGTATCGGGATCACTTTCTAATAGTTCATCCAAATTAACTTCCTGAGCTTCGGCTTCGGCGAGACCGTTTTCAAACATCTTTTTAATGTCTGCTACCATCTCGTCTAATTCTTCTTGGGTACCATCAAAGTCGTCAAAGCATCCTGGTTCAAATACTAGTTTTACTTTACCGTCTTCGCCTTCCTCTAGGTCGGCAAATCCTTCTATCTTTTTAGTCATTTTGTTTCCTTGGAGTTGTACAGCTATCACTCCAAATGTCTTGGGCTTGTTTTGAATACTGTTCTAAGTCATATTTGCGTCGTGCTTCAGCTAGCTGTTCTTCATTTAGTCCATGCCAGCCTATACATTCGCCTGTAGGACTACGGCCGCAACCGCACGAACCAAACTTCTTACCATCTTCTGCTACTCTAATCTGCATTTTTATCTCCTTATAAAACAAATGGTCTTGAATGGTTAAAAACAAACCATCCTGTTAAAATAAATTTATC